TATGGTGGGTATTTGCACAACGAAACCCAAATCGTATTAAGGACACATTGTTTGATTTTGTTGCTGGTACATGGATTTTCTTACCGCAATTAACAAATTTAAAAACTGCGTTAGGTATATAAAATGGCAGATGATTTTCTGAACGCAGATATTCCCGGTGGAGTTACTACCGGTGGAGAAACAGTTACTGGTGGAGGCACTACTACTAGAAAAACAGTTTTTGATTCGTCAGGCTACCCAACAGGGTTAATTACTACAACCACACCAGGAGTAAGTAATTTTACACCGGCAGCAGTAGTAGATTCTACTAAAATTGCTAATGATCCTGTAATTAAAACAGAAGCTAAAGCAACAGAAGCTTTGGATAATGCTCCTGTTCAACGATTTAGAGATTTACCACAAGATGATAGTGTTGCTGCCCTAAAAGCCAGTAATACTAGTACTACTCCCGGTGATGTTGAAGTAAAGTCATCACCAACATCACCACCATCAAATAACACATCACAAAAATCAGCACCCGGAGCAAGACTCTTCAATCCTTTGTCTATGTTCAGTAGCTACACATATCATATTACATTGTATATGATTACTCCGTATGCCTATAACAAATTTATTGAGCAGGGAAATAAAGGTATTTCTCCTAAAGATATGTTTGTTGTTGCTGAATCGGGCGGAACAAATGTAAATGGTAAGAATCAACGACTGTTTGATTTAGATTTTTATATTGACGATTTTAGCTTTCAAACTTATTTAAGTACAAATGCAACTAAGGGTGCTAGTGTTGATTCACTGTCATTCAGTTTTAAAATTTATGAACCTTTTGGGTTTAGTTTTATGTCTGCACTAAAAGCCGCGGCATTGAAAGTAGTTGGTAAAAGTGATTTGCCCGGACAAGATAAAGCAAAACATCATTTACAACAATTATACATGATTGGTATAAAGTTCTATGGATATGATGCTGAAGGTAATTTAGTAACAGATGATACAACTAATCAACTTATACCAAACACTGATAACGGTAGTTCAAATGACCAGTTTGCAGATAATGGAGTATTTGCTAGATATTTTCCAATTAACATTACTGAAATGCAATTTAGATTAGACGGTAAAGCAACTGTTTATAATTTTAAAGCAATCAATGTATCAATCAATACTGGCAATGGTGTTAAGCATAATCAAATTAAAACTAGTCAGAGTTTAACAGGTAAGACAGTTGAAGAATTGTTGTCTACTGGAGAAAATAGTTTAGAAAAATTATTGAACAAGATTCAAGAAGACCAATATCCCAAGCAGATTAGTGTTAAAAACGTATTTAAAATACAGTTTAAAAAAGGCGAGAATAGCAAAATAAAAGACTCAATACTAGCTACCGGAAAAGCATCTGATAGAAATAAATCAGCAATGAGCGGTAGTGCAAAAGTAACTGACTCATCTAAAGCAAATGACAAGACAGCACAGTCAGCAAAACCAGACAACAATACTCGCACGTTTGAAATCCCAGCAGGAACATCTATTACTCAGGCAATAGAAAGAGTTATTGCACAGAGTACATATATTACTGATGCATTGACTGCGAAAGGTAATGAAGATATGGAAGACTGGAGTGATGAAGCTAAGGCTGCGGACAGAACAAGATTAGAATGGTTTGTGATTACTCCGATATGTAAGATGTTGGCATTTGATCCTCTTGTAAATGATTATGCATATGAGATTACATACCTAATTAATGAATACAAAATTCCAAGAGTTAGGTCAGCTTATGTATCTGAACCTACACCATATCACGGCGCACATAAAATTTATGAATATTGGTTTACTGGTAAGAACAGTGAAGTGTTAAGTTACGAACAAAAATACAATGGTTTATTTTATATGGATGCATTAGAAAATGCAAATCCCGGTGAACCGTTCCCCAACTCAAGTGGACTTACAGTACCAATCAAGCCCGGCTCAAAACAAAATGCAGATGATTCTGGGTTGTTTGATAAAGCCGGACAGATGATAGCAAGTGTTCGTACAAGTTTGTATAGTCCAGGTGAACAAGCTATGGCAACTATACAAATTTTAGGTGATCCTGATTTTATATGTACTACCGTAGGCATGAATTACGGTGTATATGATGAGTATTATGGTCCTGATAAATCGGTTGACCCTCATGCCGGACAAGTCTTTGTGCAAATCATATTCAATGAAGGTGTTGATTATGACCATGATGTGGGTTTAATGAACATTAAAACTAATATACAATTATATGACTATCCTAAGTATCTTAAAGACACAAAAGGTATCATTTATTCTGCTACTGATGTTGTGTCTACTTTTTCAAAGGGTAGATTCACACAAGAGTTACACTTAGTAATGTACAGTCCTCCCCCGGATAAACCTGATAATAAAGCTGAAAATACTAGAGAAGTAGATTCATTAGCGTCAAGATATCCGGCGCCAACAAAAGGATTTACACCAGACGCGGCAGCTAGTAATGATGCACCTACAACAGAAGCTGCATCATCAATTGGTAGTGCACCTGAATACTCTGCTGATACAAATTCTACTAATAGCAGTATATTAGGAGCAATAACAGGAGGCAGAGTTAAAGTTGCAAGTGAAACAAGTTTATCTAGTACAAGTGTTCAAAATGTAGTTCAAGGTCCCGATGACGATAACTCAGGTTATGCAGTATCAACAAACGTAAAACCTGAAGGTAGACCGTTTGTAATGTATGGAGTAAGAGGATGAGTGAGAACGTAGCTAAAGTAACGGGCACAACAGCCGCAAATAAACCAGATGCTGGCGGTAAGATAAGTGTTAACTATCCAGTTAAAGGAATAGTTAAGAATACTATTGATGCTAACCGTGCTGGTAGAATTCAAGTGTATGTTGCTGACTTTGGTGGCACTGAAGATGATAATAAGAGTTGGACAACAGTTCAATACATGAGTCCTTTCTTTGGAATGACTCCGGGTGATAATGCGACAGATAGCAATAATGACGGTACATTTAAAACTAATCATCATAGCTATGGGCTATGGGCTACACCACCTGATGTTGGTAGTGAAGTTATTTGTATTTTCTTAAATGGCAAAAAAGACTTTGGATACTATATTGGTGGTGTACCAAAGACAGGATCACATCATATGGTTCCTGGTATAGGGGCATCAACTAAAATAACTGCCGGAGAATCAGAAGCAGACAGCTACGGCGGCGCAACAAAATTACCAGTCGTTGAATGGAATGATATTGGTAAAGAAAAAATAAGTGACTTTATTGAAGTGCCAAGACCAGTGCATAGCGCACTTGCTGGACAATTGCACCAACAAGGATTATTGCGTGATCCAATCAGAGGTGCAATATCAAGTTCTAGTATGCGTGAATCACCGTCACGTGTATTTGGTATATCTACACCAGGAAGACCTATATACAAAGGTGGATTGGGTGATGGATCAAATGATACTGCTATTGCTCAGGGCTTATCCGGAGAAGCTGATTCAAAACTTAAGATAACTGCACGTAGGGGTGGACATAGTTTTGTAATGGATGACGGTGATGTACAAGGACAAAATCAATTAGTTAGATTGCGTACTAGTTCTGGACATCAAATCACAATGAGTGACGATGGACAAACATTATTCATAGTCCACGCTAACGGACAAAGTTATGTTGAGTTGGGTAAAGAAGGAACAGTTGATATCTATGCTATGAACAGTTTTAATGTTCGTGCCCAAGGCGATATTAATTTTCATGCTGACAACAACATTAATATCCATGCTGAGAAGAAATTAAACATATATTCAGAAGAAATTAATATTCAAAGTGATAAGAAAACTAATGTAAGAGTCGGAGATGATTTTACTCAACATACTGTTGGTAATCATACACTTAAGGTTGATAAGGGTATGAGTTCAAAGTCAAGCGATGCCGCAAGTTTTGAATCAGGATCGGCTACATATATTAATGGTAGTGTAGTTAATTTAAACACCGGCACGTCTTCATTAAGCCCAGAAAAAATAAAAGCATATAACAAAACAACACACATTGATACGTTGTTTGATTCTGTAAAGGGTTGGATAGCAACACCGGGTAAATTGTCTAGTATAGTAAATCGTGCCCCTGCACATACTCCTTGGGTTAATGCTAACATGGGTGTTGACGTTGAAGTTAAAACATCAGCAGACGATTCATTACCGAGTCCCCCACCTAAAGCAGTACAAGCGGCTAACAATTCAGCACCAGACGCACCAAAGAACCCCACAACACCCGCGGTCGCCGCAACGGTCCCACCGGCAGCTCCAGTTGGTAATATGGATAAAGGAACAACTCAATCTGTTGTTTCTCAACAAGCAGTTAGTGCGGCAACAAATCCAGCAACCACTACTGCTGTAGCAAATGGTTCAGGTGTAGTAGACTTAAACGGGACAAAACAAGCAGTACTTGGCGCACTAGCACAAACACCCGCACAATTAGAACAGGCAGGAGTACTTAAACCTGGAAGTGCCGCACTAGCAGATTCTTTAGTAGCAAAAGGTAAGTCATTAACAGAAGCATTACCTACTAATCTATTCACTGGTCAAGGTGGAATTAATAGTGTATCGGATTTTGTAAACAACCCAAGCGCACAAGTAGGAACCGCATCTACATTAATGCAACAAGGATATAGTGGTTTAAAAGCTGCCGGAGTTATTACAGGTGCTGAAAGTGCGGGTAGTATAAGCGGATTAATCTCAAGTGCGGCAACAAATGGCGTGGATGCTACTACTGATTATGTTAAGGGTATGGCAGGTAATTTACCAAGTACATCAGGTGCTGGAATAGTTAATCCACTAAGTGGTGTAGGATCAAAAGTTGGTGCAAGTATAAGTGAAGGTAATTTTGCCGCGTCAATGGGACAGAAATCAGCCGGTTCATTAGGAGACTCAATTAAAGAAGGAATTACATCAGCAGTAGACAGTGCTAAATCAGCGGCAGCAAAAGGATTTGATGCAGTTAAATCAGTATTCAAAAAATTAGAAGCCAACAAGCCAGTTAACTTAACAGTAGCGGCGGCAGAAAGTGATCCTAGCTATAAACCACCTGCTTCTGTCAAAGAGGCGGTGACTGCACTGAAAGATAAACTTAGCGGTGCCCCTGATTTAAAAACAATGGCAGCGTCAGTTAGCCCCTCATCAGGTAGTCCTTTAGCTGGTATAACGCCTGCTAGCGTTAGTTCATTAGCCAGCTCTATACCATCAGCAAGTTCATTGGCTGCTACGGCAGGCTCAATAACTGCAGGTGTAGCAGCCGCAACTGCCGCAGCTTCAAAATTAGGTATAACTGTTCCCGGAGCGTCTGCTGTCACTGGCTTAACTGATAAATTAAAATCATTACCTAGTGGTGTACCTGACTTGTCATCGTTGACCGGTCTACCAAATCCAACATCATTACCATCGACATTACCGCAGAACCCATTAGCAGGAGTTAGCAAGCCAAAGATTCCAACTGGAACTACCGCCGCTAGTGTCATACCTCCTGGAATGGGTCTTGGTGCATTTAAAGATGGCATCGCTTCATTAGGATCGTTTGTTAATAAAGCAAATGCAGGTAGCTCTAAACCTAATTTAGATGCGATACCAAAAGGTGGAGAAGGTTCTACTATATTACCTACGTTTGCAGTAGATACGATTGATAGAACAAGTATGAATTCAGCAGCCGCATCATTGTTAGGTGGTGGAATTGCATTACCTATTACTTCGGGCGGTGCATTAAATGTGCAACCGTTAAGTCCTGACGCAACTAAACAATATGATACGTTGAAGAAAGAATTAGACGATTTAGATAAAAATAAGAAGTGGGACCTGCAAACTGAGAAGAATAAAGCAGATAAAAAATACGGATCTGATAGTTCTGAGTATAAAACTGCTCTACAGAATTACAAAGATTGTTTGATTCGCATTGAAGAAATACGAAAAGAAATGTATGACCTACAAACTAAAGGATAAGAAATGACAATATATAAAGGTTTCTCTACACAAAATGTTAATGCAACACGTTCAATTAATATCCCAACAGGACTAGTTGATTATACTACTAATGCGGGACGTTCAGCCGTATCTTCTACCAAATATTCAGTCACGGATGATGAGGCTGTTATATTGAATTTTCTAAATGCGCTTAACATTCCTCAGGGTTCTAAGCCCGGTAAACCATCGTATGGGACAAATCTTTGGAACTTTATTTTTGAGCCAAATGATTACGAAACTGCAACCCAATTAAAAGAAGAATTGATTCGTGTAGCCAGATTGGATCCTAGACTTATTCTGAATAACATAGAAATTTATGCTAAAGAAAATGGTATTGTAGCATCAATTGAATTGGCAGTAAGCCCTGCTAACAAAGTTAGAGATATTGCTATTCTATTCAATCAACAGACAAGCACCGCTTCGTTAGCTTAAAAAACGGTATTTTTACAACGATAAATATAATAAAGAGATACTAATTATATGGCCACAAGTTCAAGACAATCAACAATATTTGGTTCCAATGACTGGAAAACTATCTATAAAACCTTTAGTCAAGCTGATTTCCAAAGCTACGACTACGAAACCCTACGCAAGTCATTTGTAGATTATCTAAAGACATACTACCCTGAAACATTCAATGATTATGTTGAATCTAGTGAGTATATTGCATTGTTAGATTTGATTGCCTTCATGGGGCAAAGTTTGAGTTTCCGTGATGATTTGAACACACGTGAAAACTTTATTGACACAGCAGAACGTAGAGATTCAGTAATCAAACTAGCAAATCTAGTTGGATACAGCCCAAAGCGTAATCTATCTGGCCAAGGCTTCTTAAAAGTAGTAAGCGTAGCAACAACGGAAAATGTCAACGATATTAATGGTATCAACCTTAGTGGCACTACAGTATTGTGGAATGATCCTTCAAACGGTAACTGGCAAGAGCAATTTAACACAGTATTAAATGCGGCACTAGTTACTTCTCAGCGCATTGGTCGACCAGGCAATACTCAAACAGTTTTGGGTGTAAAGACTAGTGAATACAGTTTAAAGATTCCAACTAACGCATTACCTGCAATCGGCTTTACACAAACTATCAATGGTACTGCAATGAATTTTGAATTAGTAAGTTCAAGCAGTGCAGGTGAAGATTATGTATATGAAACATCCCCAAAAGCAAACGGGATATTCAATATATTATATAGAAACGATAACTTAGGTTATGGTAGTGCTAATACAGGGTTTTTTATGTACTTTAAACAAGGTACACTAAAGAGCCAGTCTTTCTCATTGACACAAAAAATTTCTAATCAAGTAGTAGATATCAATACTGAAGGTATTAATGATACTGATACATGGTTATTTAAAGTTGATTCAGTTACCGGTGCGCTAACAGAATGGATTAAAGTAGATAACATTTATAATAACTCATTGACCGAAATGAACATATTCTCGGTTGATTCAAGATTCAACGACCAAGTAAGTTATGTATTTGGTGACGGTGTGTTTGGTGAAATACCTATTGGTAACTTTAGGGCATATTATAGAACTGGCAATGCACTACAATATAATATTGACCCAAGTGACATACAAGGAACTACTGTTTCATTTAGTTATGTCAGTAAGACTGCTAGAATTGAAACATTAACTATCACCCTGCAACTAACACAACCGGTAACAAATGCACAAGCACGTGAGAGCATTGCTGATATTAAATTACGTGCTCCTACAAGATTCTATACACAAAATCGTATGGTTAACGGTGAAGATTATAATGTATTTCCAAAGACATTATACAGTAGCGTACTAAAAAGTAAAGCATTGAATCGTAGTAGTATTGGTACATCACGTAATTTTGATTTGCTTGACCCAACAGCAAAATATTCAAGCGTTAATTCATTTGCAGAAGATGGGGCATTATATTTCAAACAAGATGATGAGTTTCAAACTCTTAATTTAGACCGTGGCACCACAAGTGTTATTAGTTTTTTAACTAATAAGCTACTGTCAATACTGTCTAGTCGTAGAATGCAACAATATTATGTTAATAATGCATCTAGATATACAGTAACTGATACTGCTTGGAAACAAACATCTTTTAATTCAACTAACATTACTGGTTATTTTAAATTAGTAAGTATAGGAACTGCAATTCCTGTAGGTATATATAGTGCAACCAATATGAAGTATTGTACTACCGGCGCATTAGTTAAATTTGTTGCACCTGGTGGTTTTGTATTTCAAAACAATAGACTAGTACCAAAGTTACCCGGTCCCGGTGACTTAACTTATATCTGGACATCGGTTGTAAACGTAATTGATGATGGTTATAATGGTGGAGTTGGTAATCTATATAACGGTTTAGGTCCGGTAACATTGAGTCACAACATTCCAACCGGTGCATTAGTATCAACTGTTATTCCTGTATTTGATAATATTGTTCCAAGTGCAATTATACAAAATGCCATTGCACGTTGTATAAACAATCAAAGCTTCTCGTTGAATTACGACAACTCATTATCATTAGCAGATACAAGACGCTGGTCTATTTCTGATTATAGTACAACTAACTTTTTGGTTAACTTTAAAAGCATGGGTGATGGAATATACTCAGTAACCAATAAGGCATTAGCATATTACTTTGGTAGCGCAAATGATACACGTTTTTCATTTGATAGAAGCAAAATCATTTATGATCCGCTGTCTGGTAAGTCACTGTATGACACAGTAAAAATGCTAAAAACAAACACATTACCCGGAACAAATGCAAACTTTGGTGATGATGTGATGTTAGCAGTAGTTGGGCAACCGGTAGAATCTGATGGATATGTAGATGACTACTCTATTGAAGTAAGTGTCATTGACCCCGCAAATAACAAGATTATCAGTAATCCGGATTTCTTTAACTATGTTACCGGATACAGTTCAGGGTTAAAGAATTTCGTGTTTGTTGAAAAGATTATTGATAACAACCTATTAAACAAATATAGAATTATTCCAAGTACAGAAATTGTAACTACATTCAAAAATAAAGTAGAAATACAAGCAATAAAATATGAATTCCCAATTGGACAAAAATTCTATGCAACAGATGATAAGGTATTTTATCAATCAGCCGCAGACGCTACATCAGCAAACGTATTGAAATTAAATGTGTTAAGTAACATTAGCACATTCTCAGGCAGACAAGGACTGTACTTCCAGTATAAACATAACAGTAACAATACCGGTAGAATTAATCCAGCAACTACAAATATCATTGATATGTATTTGGTTACACAATCTTATTATACTCAATATCGTCAGTGGATTACTGATACTACTAATAAAGTAAGCGAACCAACTATGCCTACGATTAATGAATTAACTCAATCATATGGCAAGATTGAAGATTATAAGATGTTGAGTGATAGTGTTATTTTAAACAGCGTCAAGTTCAAGCCATTGTTTGGAACTAAAGCTGATCCACAATTACAAGCTATTATTAAAGTTATCAAAGCAAGTAAAACCACAGCAAGTGAGAGTGAGATAAGTATTGCTGTAGTTAATGCAATTAACAAATATTTTGATATAACTAATTGGGACTTTGGGGATACCTTTTATTTCAGTGAATTAAGTGCATATTTGCACAGTGAATTAGGTGATTTAATAGGTTCAGCAATATTGATCCCTAAAGACCCAACATTAAAATTTGGTGACTTATACGAAATTCGTAGTGCACCTAATGAAATATTTGTAAGTGCATTACAAGTATCGGATATACAAGTAATTACATCATTGACAGCAAATGAATTTCAAACAATTAGCGGATAATAATAATGGCAAATAGAGTTAGAACACTTGATTTTCTTCCTGAGATTTTTAGAACAGAAACTAATAATCAATTTTTGGGTGCCACACTAGACCAACTAGTCACTCCTCCCAAGTTAGATAAGATTGAAGGATATATTGGTCGTAAGTTTGAATATGGATTAACTGCTAGTGACAGTTATATTGTTGAGCCTAATAATACTAGACAACATTATCAATTTGAACCGGGTGTAGTGTTTACTAAAACCAATACTAGTACCGCAGTTGACTTTTTAACATACCCTGGATTAGTTGATGCACTAGCTTCTGAAAACGGATCAGTAATTAATCATTCTAAACTATTTGCAAACCAATTTTATTCATGGGATAGTTTTGTTGACCTAGACAAACTTGTTAACTTCAGTCAATACTATTGGTTACCCGATGGTCCTGATTTAGTAGATGTTAAGACAAGTTTATTGTATAATAAACTAGACTACGTTGTAACAAATCAATCCGTTGATTATCAAATTTCAGCCAATGACGTTAGTTTAGGTAAGAACCCAATCATAACCTTATTGCGCGGCGGCACATATACATTTAATGTATCACAACCAAATAATTTTTATATTCAAACTAGTCCAGGAACTTCTGGCAAGAATCCAAGTCGCACTAATTTAAGCAACAGAGAAATTTATGGTTTAGATAACAACGGTATTAGTGCTGGCTTTATGACATTTACTGTACCTCATGCAACTGACCAAGATAATATTAAATATCCAGGTAACAATCCAGTTGACATTGTTTGTACATTGCCTTTTGAAAAAGTTCATGGAATGCCGTTAAGTAAATTGAAAGAGATTGACGGAGTTAATTCATTACGTAATAGAACATTGATGTTTTATGGATTTAAACCCGGAACAACTGCTAAATTAACAAATTTCTACGACAACGTAGCGTTTGATGATGTTACATATGATGGTGGTGATACCACTGTAATTACGAACAATTTTTATAAAATTAACTACGTGAGTGAAGATAGCGGAGATCCTGTAATTATTTTAACTGAACATAAAGTTATTCCAACTAATCAACGCATAACTGCTATATTTGGTGAGACTTTTATTAGCAGAGACTTTGTTAAAAATCAATTAGGTGAGATAGTTAAATTGGCTCAAATTACTGCCGATTTAGATACACTGTATTATCAAGATGCGCTTGATCCATTAAAGACGGGTCTAATTAGATTAGTAGAAGATAATGTATCACATAAAATTAATGTTGAGACTGATATTCTAGGTAAAAAAACTTATAAGAGTCCGTTTGGCGTCGTATTTACAAACGGAATGAAAGTTCATTTAGTGGGTTCCATTTCTCCTGAATCATATAGAGATAAAAAGTTTTATGTAGAGGGTGTAGGGTCTGGCATTGAATTAGTACCGGAAACTGATGTATTGGTTCCGGAAACATTCAGTCAAATAATTTACAAATCATACGATAATGAAGGTTTTGATACTTCTACATTTAGTGAACGATTAAACGTTCCGGTTGTTAAAGATTATATCACTATTCATAGAGATGCCAAAAATAGAAATGCATGGAGTCGCAGTAATCGCTGGTTCCATATTGACGTATTAAAAGCTACTGCAAAATATTCAAGCGGTAAGATAGCCAATGCCGCATTAAACAATGCAGAGAATCGTGCTAAAAGACCAATCATTGAGTTCTATCCAAACTTAAAATTATTTAATTCTGGTACAATTCACAAAACATTTGTTGATTTTATTGATACTAGAACGACAAACGCAAACACACAGGTGTCAGGTCAAACATCATATATTCCTGATGGTAGCTTACCTCTATTTGACGGTGCAACAATTGTGTTTACTGCCGATGCTGATATTGAAATACGAAACAAAATCTTTACTGTAAAATTTCAATCAATTACAGGAATCAGTACCCCGGTAATTACGTTAACTAACATTAACAAAGATACTGTTCTTGCTAATGAACAAGTAGTTTCTAAAAGAGGAACAGACAACGTTGGTAAAACTTATTACTTCAACGGAACAACTTGGATATATGCTCAATCAAAGACGTTAATTAATCAACCTCCTATATTTGATGTGTTTGATATTAATGGTATAAGTTTTAGCAATCAGTCATACTATCAAGGTAGTGATTTCAAGGGTAGTAAACTATTCTCATATGCTACTGGCACAGGTGGTGACGATACTATATTGGGATTTCCTATTAAATATAGTTCAGTTGCTAACATAGGTGATATTAGTTTCAATGTTGATTTTAACAGTGACGCATTTAATTTCATTAAAAACTTTGTGTCAACTACCTATAAGATTACTGACGGATATGTTCATAACTATACTTCACGTACAGGCTACAATAGAAAAATTGGCTGGGAGACAGCAGTAGGAGAAAGTTTCCAATATCAAGCATTTGAAGCTGAATTTAAAATTGGTGTTACTTCAAATGCTATCAAATTTAATATTTTACCTGTAACATCTAGTCCATGGCCAACAATTAGAGTCTACTCTGATAGTACTGAACTTGATCCATCAGAATATAAAGTTACAACATCGACTGCATTAAATCACACAATTATAACTTTGTTAAACCCACCAACAGTCAATACAATGATGCAGGTGTTGATATACAGTAATGATCCGTTGGATCCAAAAGCTTATTTTACAATACCAAGTAATCTATCTAATAACCCATTTAATGTTGATATTCCTGAATTGAGTATGGGTGATTTACGCGGTCACTATCAAAGCATTTACAAAAATAGCAGAAAAATTACCGGTGATGTATTTGGTGCAAACAATTTTAGAGATGCAGGTGATTTGATTCCTTATGCAACAAAGATAATCAGAAACAGTGCGCCACTGGTTAATGTTGCCGCATTCATGCGTCACAAAGAATACAACTTGATAGATTCACTATCATTTAATGCACAAGAGTATGTTAAGTTTAAGCAATTGATGTTGTCAACAGTTGACCAATCAGAATATTTCCCAACAATGTCTGGTGCACAGATGTTAGATGATGTATTACAACAGATTGCTTCATATAAACAAGAAAGTGATAGCTTCTTCTGGTCAGATATGCTACCAGCAAGAGCACCTTATATCTCTAAGACATACACGTTCAATGCATTTATTGACACAAGTTTCTTCCCATTAAGTAAGATATATGACTTTAAAAATGCAAACTATAACTCAATATTAGTTTATAGTAAAAACACAGTTAGTGGAGTGGATAGATATACGCAATTAATTAAAGATTTAGATTATACTGTCAGTAGCACACAACCTAAATTGCAGATTACTAAGGATTTAGTTGCAGGTGATACCATCATTATCAATGAATACAATACAACCTATGGTAGTTATGTTCCGAGTACTCCTAGTAAATTAGGTTTATATCCTGCAAGTCGTCCGAGTATTGTGCTAGATGACAGCTATTTAATCCCTACATACTTTATTAAAGGACATGATGGATCATTAACTAAGTTGTTTGGTGACTATAATAATGGTTACTTGGAAGATTTCAAAGACAAAGTATTATTAGAGTTTGAAACTCGTATCTACAACAACATCAAAGTAAGTGCCCCTATACCAATCAAAGAAGAAGAAATTATCCCCGGATACTTTAGAAGTACAGGTAATTCAATTGAAGAAGTTCAGAAAATTTATTCTGCTAATTTTTTAGATTGGGTTGGCAAAAATAATATTGACTTTGCAAATAATTTCTATTCATCAAGTGAAAAATTTACTTGGAATTATAAAAATTCTACTGATAAGAGCAATAAAATTATTACTCAGGGTTTCTGGAGAGGTATATATCTTTGGTACTATGATACTTCAACACCACATTCAACTCCGTGGGAGATGTTAGGATTAGCAGATAAGCCATCTTGGTGGGATAGTCGTTACGGTGAAGCACCCTACACAAGTGACAACGCTGTATTGTGGGCAGACATTGAAGCTGGTAAAATTAATGGTGTTGTTAACTCACGCAGAGCAAGACCAGGACTATCCAAAATATTACCAGTTGATTCATATGGTAAGTTAAAGAACCCGTTTAACAATATGATCCGTGATTATAGCAAGGCAGTATTTAATACGCCATGGGCTGTAGGAGATGTTGGTCCTGCTGAATATAGTTATAGAAGAAGTAGTAACTGGCCATTTGATTTAATGAAGATAATTGCTTTATTGAAACCGGCTAAGTTCTTCTCATTAGCGCAAGATGTAGATTTATATACATACAGTTCAGAATTTAATCAATTCTTATTAGACGGATTTTTATATGAGAACAAAATTCCGTTATTATATGGTAATGGAACAGCACAACATAGTTACATGAATTGGATCGTTGACTATGTTCAACGTACCGGTCATGTAGGATATGATAACGTAAGCACATTATTAAACAATTTAGATGTTAGATTGATTTATAGAATCGCCGGCTTTACAGACAAGGAATACTTGAATTTCTATTTAGAGAAGTCAAGCACAAGTTCATCTAACGTTTCATTATTATTACCTAGCGAAAGTTACAGTGTACTGTTATATCAAAATCAACCTGAATTTACTATTCATTATAGTAGTATAATTATTCAACGAACAACTTTGGGGTACTCAGTTACTGGTAACAGTCAAACACGTGCATACTTTATGACATACACATCAGACATAGATGGAATGTATAAAGTAATTGAGGTCAATGGTACAAAAGTAAACATACCTAATAATTACAATACTAAAATTAAATATGTTCCTTATGGCACTGTATTTACTACAGCCCAAGCATTAGGCGAATTCATTACTAACTATGGTAGATATTTAATTGACCAGGGAATACAGTTCGATAATCAAGAAAATGGATTTATATTAAACTGGGATCAAATGGTTGCCGAAGCATTGTATTGGGTAGGCGCTAACTGGGAAGTTGGAAGCATGATTGCTATTAACCCAATAGCTAATCGGTTGGTAATTGATAAAGAGAGCCTAATCGTTCAACCTTTATCTGCACAAGACAAGAATTTTATTCTAAATCAAAACTTGTATGCTATCCATTCAAGTGATTTAGCAATCTTAAGAGATGACACACGCTTTGAAGTTAGACCATTGAATGACGGTGATACTATTTCTTATTTTACTGCCAGTTTAAATTCATTAGAACATGGCATCGTGTTTGATAATGTGTCATTGTTCAATGATACAATATTCAACAAACTTACTGGTTTGCGTCAGAATAGATTGTTCTTGCGAGGACAAAAAACTGCTGAATGGAACGGTACATTAAATGCTCAAGGGTTTATACTAAACCAGGATAACATTGAAAATTGGTCAGCTAACGTAAAATATGTTAAGGGTTCTATTGTAACCTATCAAAACAAATATTGGATGGCTAATAAAACAGTGTTAGCTTCACTTACATTCAACAATAACGACTGGATTGAAACTGATTATGAAAAGATTCAAAAGGGTCTATTACCTAATGCAAGTACACGTGCATCAGAAAGCGCATTGTACTATGACATTAAAAATGCTAATCTAAAAAATGACGGAGACCTATTAGGCTTCTCATTGATTGGTTATAGACCTAGAGATTATCTAGCAGCCAGTGACTTATCTGATATATCTCAAGTCAATTTATTCAAAAGTTTTATTAGCGAGAAAGGCACTAAAAATGCCGCTAATATTGCACAAAACATTACATTAGATGTTGGTCAAATCAAATATGATATATATGAGAATTGGGCTATTAAAACTGCCGAGTATGGCGGAGTAACTAACCACAATTTCATAGAATTCAAACTTAATAAAACAGAACTAACCGGTAATCCTAACATCATTGGGGTCGTTAATGACCAAGCTGAAGCAGGGTTATTACAGACTATTCCGTTATACAGTTTAACTAATTTTGGTTCAGTTATCCCTGACACAAATATATTACCTAGAAAACCACTTGACTATTTTGAGAAATTACCAAGCGCAGGATATGTGAACTTCAATGATATCAAAATGTCTAGCTTCTCATTTGATAGATTAAGCGTAAGCACATTGACTGCAAATGAAATATATCAAGGTGATTACATTTGGGTTGCTGATGACTATGGTAATTGGAAAGTAATTACACCAATTCCAATGGGTACGATTGAAAAACATGTCAATGCCATCAATGTAAATAATAATTTTAATGGTACTGCTACATTTGAATTTGATTTCCCGCATGGATTGATTAAAAATGATACATTCATGATTGTTAACTATGATTCTTCTATTGACGGATTTTATAGAGTTAATACTGTAGGTGGACTAACAACGGTGACAGTAGATTTATCATTGCCATCGGAGATCACCGTTATTACTAGTTTGGGAATTGCATCTAAGTTTCAAACTCAACGTATATCTTCTACAAAAGAATTATCTAACCTATTGTTAATGAACGACGGTGTAAGCCAACAGAAAGTATGGGTTGATACAGACCAAAATGGTAAATGGGCAGTATATCAAAAAGATTTAAGCTACAAATACACGAATTTATTGAAGAAATCAGGTACTCAAAAATTTGGCAACTCTGTAGTATTTGATAAAGATTTGGGAATCTATGTAGGGGATTCGGGAGCAAAAACAGTTTATAGATATACGTATGCTAAAGCAGGTACATATGGTGTAACGTCACTCAACGCAAATACATACGAATATAAGGAATCAGTAACTGTTGCTACAAATGGATTTGGTACTGCTATGGCTAAGTCAGATGATGTTATCATCATTACATCACCTGATGCGGCAAATAGTTATATCTATGTCGGTGTATTACATCCTAGTTCTCATAAATCTTTTGTTGTTCAGCAAACTATTACTATTGCTGGTAAAAGGGTAGGAGACACCGTAGCATTGTCTGGTGATAAGAAATGGTTATTCATAGGTTCGTTACCTGAATCAAAAGTTTATGTTTATAGACTTGATGATAATGTTATTCGTGTATCTGCTGGATTCGCTCTTTCTTCTCCTATTGTAATTTATGCCACTGGTTTTATTGTAAACGGAGACCAAACTGATGGATTAGGTCACGGAGATAAAGTATCTTTCTCTACTGCCATCAAAGCAGAGACTTATGTTATTGAAACAAGTGAATACAATTTAGGTACTAATAAAACTACTTTCTATATTCAAGGTAATTTTAAATCAGCAGTTGCTTCCGGTACTACAGTTTACAAATCAACTTATAACTATTCTAGCGTAACGTCATTAAATGTTTCAGATGTAATTCCTGCTTGGTCAAGTTCTACTGTTTATAACATAGGTGCAGTTGTTTACTATAGTGGTAACACATATATTGCAGTTGGTGGGAATACTAATCAAAATCCTAGCACCCAACCAATATATTGGAAGATATCTAATACGGGCTTTGGCACCACTCTTTCTACTAATTATGATGGCACCAAAGTTTTTATCAGTGCGCCCGCACTAGATTTTACTCCAACATTCTTCAACATGGGAGCAGTCTATGTATATAGCAGACTAGTACAAAATATCACGTATGTCAGAGATTCAATTGATTGGACTGATTTGACTACCAAGATAGCTTGGGCTCCTTCAAATGGTATTTCTGTGTCACACAACGGTAAATTACTAGTCCCAACAATAGACTACACTACTACGTCTAATACTATAACATTTAAGTATCCATTCCGAGTTGGCGCCGGGGATATCGTAAATATTAGTTCTGGGGATTTTGTTTTTACACAAACACTTACCCCGTATGATTATAGAACAAGTATTAGATCCGGTATTGCATTTGGTACAGGGCTAGATACAAATATTTTTGGTAATGATGTTTTAGTTGGCGCGCCTTTTGATGTGTCAGTTGAAAATTATGAGGGTGCAGTTTATAGATATACCCATGAAGGTAAGAAGTATGGAACAATTACAGGTATAAGTTCAGTAACTTTATCAACTTCCGCTACAGTTTTAATCAACGGGACAGCAGTTACGTTACCTGGTACAGGTGTATCTGGAGTCGCAACTGCTATCAATGAAGCACACATTTTGAATGTAGTAGCTACAGTACTAGACGGTGGTATATTACAAATTAGTTTACGTGACCCTAACATAGGTAAACTAAATGACAAGTTAACACTCACTGTATTCAGTAAAGCAGTTCTAGATAGTTTGGGAATTAAAGAATTTACGCAAACACAAACCATCCGTGAAGTTCATAATACAACTCATCCAACTCAATTTGGATATTCAATTAAATTTAATGAATATAATTCTGTAGCAATTGGTGCACCAACAGCAAATAGATTTGCCGCTACGACATTTGATTTTATTGATGATAGTAAAACTAACAATGATACATATTTTGACAACAACTTTACTAGATTCATTGACTCGTTTGCAAATGCCGGGGCAGTATTTGTTTATGATTACATGCCGGAATATAATGAAAGCTTAAACAATTTAGGTAGTTATGTATTTGCTCAATCAGCAAATGATTTAATTACTAATATTGGTCCTAATGCATTCTATGGAAAGAAAATAGCATTTAGTGAATATGCTTTGATAGTGGGTGTACCTGACAATAACACCAATGATGGGTTTGGTGGTAGAGTTGTTGCGTATAGAAATGAGACAAACAAACCAAATTGGAATATATTTAGAAAATCAAATGATATTGTTGACGTTGACAGATTAACCGGAGTTCAAATATATGATAATGATACTAATGAACGTATCCAGTCATTAGATTATATTGATCCATTACAAGGCAAATTGTTAGGAATAGTGTTAGAAAATTTAGATTACATTGATAATATTGATCCTGCTGGATATAATACAGATGTTAGAAATCACAACTTAGTTTGGTCTAGTGACCATATTGGTAAATTATGGTTTGACACATCTTCAACACGTTTTGTAAATTATCACCAAGAAGATACTGTATACAATAGCAAATACTGGGGTACTGTTTTTCCTGACAGTATTGTAAGTGTTTATACTTGGGTTGAAAGTGATGTTACTCCGGTAAATTATGCAGGTACTGGCACACCGTACGATTTGGAATCATACACTACTACAGTTGAAGTTGACAGTGCAGGATCCTTAGTGTTGAAATATTACTACTGGGTCAAAAACACTAACGTTATTCAAAGCACTAAGGGTAAAACTCTATCTGATACAATATTAGAATTGTACATTGCCAACCCAATTACTTCAGGTGTACCGTTCTTTGCGGCATATAAACCTAACGTGTTTGGATTATACAATGCAAGCGAGTTTATCACAGATGTAACATCTAGTTTATATATTGGATTTAGTTCTGGTAGTAATGAAACCCCTGCATACAATGAATTCAAATTGATTCGTGCTGGTTATGAAGATGATTTCATTGCAGGTATCCCGTCAATGTACACTGAACATACAGAGCCCGAATCAATGTATGAAAAATTACTTGACAGTCTTGCTGGTATGGACAGTCAAGGGCGTGTAGTTCCTGATATCGCATTACCTAAGTTAATGCAAACTGGTACAGCATATAGACCTAGACAAAGCATGTTTAAGAATAGATTAAAAGCATTGGCTAATTATTTTGGATATGCAAATAATGTATTAAAACAATATCCTATTGCAGAGTTTAAGACTCCTAGTTTGTTAGGTTCTAGTAATAGTGCAAGTAGCACAGTAAGAGCACCTACATTCTTTACAATAACTGGTGTAGATTTTGATACAACTAAGTATTGGGAATACGTGTACTGGTGGGCTGAGGGATATAGCGTTAACACCAAGATTGACGTTGAAGTATCTAAGTACTATGGTCTTGCAACATTGACTCCTTTTACAGGAATGATTGCTGGCGTCACTATGAACAGTGAGGGTAAACGTGAAGTATATACCTATAACGGAACAAGTTGGGATAGAATTGGACTAGAACAAGGTACAGTTCAAATTAAGAGTTCATTATGGGATTATTCAAATAATAAAATTGGCTTTGATAGTAATTTTTATGAATTGGATTCATTTGATTCATACCCTTCAATGGAAACTCGTTACATCATACGTGCATTGAACGAACAAATTTATACAGAAACATTGCGTATCCATCGCAATAAAAGTTTGATATTGTTGTTTGAGTACATTGTAAGCGAGAATACAACATCACAAAACAATTTAACTTGGTTGAATAAAACATCATTGGTGGATGTACAACACACATTACGTGAATTGGCACAAGATAAGAATTATAAGCGTGATAATCAAGTATTCTTAGAAGGATTCATTAATGAAGTGAAGCCATATCGTGTTGTAATTAAAGAATTCTTATTGAAGTATACTAAGACAGAATCTTATACTGGTAAAATAACTGACTTTGACTTGCCAGGTAGATATAATCCAACTACCGATAGATTTATAACACCTAATCTAGTGTTTGATTCAGTTAGAGCTACTGGGCAAGTGTTACCTACTGATACTATTTGGAATGATAGTCTATATTCTGATTGGTATAGTAATTATGGTATATCATTAACTGGAAGTTCAAACACCCCAATCACATCTTTAAAAGTGTATTTGGATACTATTCAAGCAGTCTTGTATGTAGATGATGCATTTGGTTTACCTATGACGGGTAGAATTAAGATTGATGATGAATATATTGACTACTCGCAAATTGATAGAGAAAAGGGTAAATTATATAGTTTAACACGTGGCGCAGGTGATAGTGATGTAGCAGAACACATCCCGGGAACAACAGTATATATTGATTTACCTGGAGTAGTATTACTAGATTCCGGTAGAGACTATATTGACCCTCCTCAGATTAAAGCAGTGGTTGATACAAAAATTTATCCAGCACCAAAAAGACCTGCAATACTTGAACCAGTCATGTCTAGTGGAAAAGTTATTGATATTATTGTAACTGATCCTGGATTGGGCTACACAACCAAACCTGATATTGTGTTCCAAGCATCTATTACTGTATTGTTCAACAGTTCAGATATTAACTATCAGGATAATACTATTAATATCAATGTAGTATCATTGATAACTGGCGATGCAGTTAAATATACCAAAGGATTGACAAGTCTTGGTATTTCTGGATTGTTGAATAGCAAATATTACTATGTGCGTGTGATTAGCACTGATAGCTTGTTCCACAAAAAATCAGTTATTGCTTTATACACCACTAAAAATAATGCAATGATAGATTCACATAGAGTGAATTTGGCTGAAAGCATTAATAGTGTTAATAACAAATTAGAAGTCTCTGCAAGAGCAGTACCTATTGTATCTAATACTCCTACAAGAGAATTAACTTCAACACTAAAATTTGATAGAACAAGT